CCGGATCAAGTTCCTGGCCAAGGGCAACAAGAAGAACATGGCGCAGGCACGGGCCATGGGCTGGACCGACGAAGACCTCGCCCCCCAGCGTCCGCGCCGCAACTCCACCCCTGGAGTGAGCACTCCGCGGACCAGCGGCTCTAGCTCAAGTCGTTCCTCTTACCGGCGCCCGACGAGCTCGGCAAGCGTTCCGCCCCCCCGGCCCAGCAAGCCCAAGAGCAACATGACCGACGCAGAGGCCCTGAAGCTGATGAAGAAGCTTCGCGGCATGCGTGACAGCCAGTCTGCGCTCAACTACCAGAAGAAGGCCGCTGGCAAGGGCTACGCGACCGGCCAGGAGATGTACAAGAACTACACGAAGAGGATCAAGGAAAACCGCTTCAGCTACGACTCGTACAAGGGCGCGATGGCACGCCGCGGCAAGAAGGCGACCGCTGACCAGTACAAGAAGTGGGCCAAGCGGAAGGGCCTGTAGTTGGCCACCGGTGATTTCCAGGACCTGTACACGCAGGCCCTGTACGCAGCACAGCGCGACACCAGCGTCGCGTTTGACGTAACCAGGGCCAAGGCCGCTGTCAATACCGCGTACTTCAACCTCTGCGACGACGGTACGCAGTGGGCGTTCCTTGCTACCCAGGGTGAGCACACGCTTACAACTGGCGACGAGACGTACTCGTACAGCGACATTGCAACGAGCCTGTCGGTCACGGGAATCACCGACGTACTTGCTGTGAACTTCGGCGGTCCGGCCGGCAGCTACCCAGGGCACTACGTGCGGTGGGAGGACTACTGGGCGATCCGCCAGCTGAACCCGTCACTTGCAAACGGGGTCCCCCACCTGTGGACCACCACGGGTCGTTCTGAGGTGCAGATCTGGCCCAAGCCGGACTCCACCTACACGGCGACGGTTCTGGTGCTACAGCGACCGGCAGAGCTGGTCAGCGACTCAGACGAGCCGCTGCTGCCGATCGGGTGGAGGTCTCGCTTGCTTGTGCCGGCGGCTGCTTCGATTCTCCTCCGCGAGGAAGGTGGCGGGGAAGCCTCATCTGCCGCTGCAGAGCTTGATGCCAGGTACTTCAAGGCGCTGGAAGGCACCGAGAACACTTCTCTCGTGCTGCAGCTGCCCGTGTCCCACCCGACCCCAGCTGAGGTTGCTCTGCCGGCTGGGTTGCAGGGTGCGACAAACTCGTTCCTTGAGCTGGCACAGCGGGTGTGTTACGAGACGAACACGGCGCCGTGGATTGGGTACCAGCTTGACCGCGCCAAGGAAGCCGTGAACTCGGTGTACCAGTCGCTGCTCAACAGCAACGAGGACTGGGACTTCATCGAGCGAGAGGGCCGCGTCACGCTGACGGCAGGGGCTGACACCTACTCGACCGACACTTTTGCCACTGCGCTTGGTGTCGGTTCGATCCGGCAGATCCTCAACATCGTAAACGACAGCAGCGCCAACACCCCCCAGCTCGAAGCGCTTTCGTGGGACGAGCTGGAGTCGCTCACCAAGTCATCCCAGGACGGCGAAACCCAGGACCAGCCAGCCGCCTACGCGCTGTGGAACAACAAGGTCCGGTTTTGGCCGGCGCCGGACAAGGCGTACACCTTGGGTATCTACTACCTGGCTGGTGCTGCCCCGCTGTCGCTCGACACAGACGTGCCCCTCTTCCCCACCGAGTGGCTGTACGAAGTGATCGTGCCGCTGGCCGGCGCAAGGGTGCTCTACCAGTCCGGTGACTCCGGCAAGGTCCAGAAGGCGCAGGTGCTTGAGGGGCGCGGAAACGCTGCCTACAAGCGCCTTGTCGAGTTCCACGCTTCTGCAAAGGCACCGACGCTCAACCTGCAGTCGCCGAAGTTTGCTTCGGACCTGCCAGGTACCTACGCGCAGGACTGGTATTTCTAGTTGCGCTCGGTCGTCGTATTCCGACCGGGCACTGGTGGCCTTGTCACCGACGTCCCAGAAACCATGCTCAAGTCTGAGTCGATGGCGCACGTCCAAGACGGGCTCATGTGGCGCGGCGTGCTTCAGCAGCGCTACGCGGTCGGGATTGACGGCGATGTTTCCGGCGGTGCCGGTTTCTCCGCGAAGTCCGTTGCCCGTTCGTACTTCAACAGGGCGGAGGCCACGCGCACGGTCTGCGTCGTCTGGGAGTCGACCTACTACGCGGTCGAGCTGTTCAACGCCGGTTCCTCTTCAACCGAGCTGGGAAACGTAGGGACCAGCCAGCCGATTCCGCGTTGCGTGTACCGGGACGAGCTGCTGTTTTGCTTTGGCGACGGCAAGACGCCAGTGCTTCGCTACTCCGGTTCCGGCTCTGCGGAGAAAACCGTCAGCGCCAACCTTGTTCACACGCAGAACGAGGCCACACTCACGACGACGGTTGCCTGGGCGGCAGCGCCCTCGGTTGGTTCGTACCTGCCCATTGTTCACGGCAAGGCCGTGATTAGCTGGGCCAGGGTTGTGTCGTCGGAGTCAACAACGAAGTCCACGGTCGAGGACGTCACGTTCATCGACACTCCGCCCGCGTATTCGCTGACTGGAACGCTGGTCAACTCTTCGGTTACCAACGGTTGGTTCCCCTGCCAGTCGGTTTACACCGACGGCACCTGCACGGTTACCAAGAAGACCTGGTCCGGCGGTGAAACCACCTACGACGCGACCGGTTTCGGAACAAAGTGGAGCTCCGGCTTCACGACACCAAGCATCGGCCGCACCGCGTTGCTGTACAAGGACAGCGACTTGTGGCGGCTGCGGAGTATCTCGGAGATCACCTCTGAGACCGCGATGGTTCTTGCGTCAGAGCCCGTTGGCGTATCCGTCGGCGGTGGCGGTGGCGTTATCGCTACGCGGTCTGGCACCGGGTCTACGACCAGCACGACAACCACCACCAAGGCTGCTGCCCAGGTGATGTCCGCACCGACCTGGACCGACGCGTGCGTTCACAAGGGGAGCCTTTGGGGGACTGGCGTCGAGTATCACCCGAACCGGGTGTACGTGGCTCCGCCGAACTGGAATCCCTCTCTCCCGCCCCAGTCAGTCGCACCGCACGACCTGTCGGCAGCGCTTGCCAAGGAGTCCAACTCAGACTGGATCCTTGACTACATCGACGTTCCTACTTCGTACGACGGTGACCCCGTGGTGGCGATTCTGTCCACCTTCGGGCCACTGCTGGTTCTCAAGCGCTCTGGGGCGTACGGGATCTACGGCACCTACCCCACCTTCGAGCAGTCACAGGTTGCGGACGGCGCAGGCTGCGTCGAGCGCCGGGCAGCCATTTCGGTAGACGGCCGGCAGTTCTGGGCTGGGCGCCAGGGCGTGTACGAGTACCGCCAGGGGAACGTGGTCTCGATCACAAAGGACAAGATCGACCGCGAGTGGCGCGGGTTGATGTCTGGGTACGTCGACGGGACCTCGTCTGTGTGTCTGGGCGTTGTGGCTGGCCACCTTGTTGTGTCGGTGTCGGGGCTGGACTCCAGCGCCACCGGCCGTGCCAAGACCGGGCCAGACTCGTCAAACCCGACAAGCCGCACCTACCTGTACGACATGGGCGCCAACGAGTGGGTGTCTCGTGTGTCTGGGGCCTCTCCGGTCAACCTTTGGTCTGCGCGAGTCCCGGACGAGGTTGACTCGCTGCTGTACATCGTCGGCGACAACGTTGCGGACTTCGCGCCTGCTGTTACCGGGGTCAAGGTCACAGACCGCGACGCGCAAACGCGTACTTCCGCAGACACCTCCAACGCAAGCGACAGCCCAGAGCTGGTCGCTTGGACGTCAAGCGGGCTTGCGCAAGCCGCCGGGGTCGAGGGTGACGTGCGACTCGTTGACATGTCGGTCATTGGCCGGTTCAAGGCAACAGGAGCGACCGGGGCTGACTTCGATTTCAGCGTTGTCCAGACCGAGGGGCTCACGTCGCCCGCGAGCGGCGAGGTCCCGGCAGAGGTTGGGACGATCCAGGCTTCTAGTAACAACGGTGTTGTTTCGCGCTCTCGCTTCCGCGTCGGGCGCTCTGGGCGCACCCACCAGGTCAGGTTTGCGCGAGACAACGGCGGCAGCACTGACCAGGCCGTTGAGCTTCACGAGCTCGTTCTGAACTTCCGTGACGGGAGGGCAAGGACGTGAGCGAAATGGAGACCTTTGTCCGCTCCGATTTGTTCCGGGCGATCCTTCGCACCCAGCACGCAGACCTGCTGTCAAGCAGCTCGTCCTCTGTGGCGGGCGTACCGGCGGGGGTGGTCGCTCCGTTCGCCGGCTCTTCTGCGCCCGATGGCTGGCTGCTGTGTAACGGGGCGGACGTTTACAAGGCGTCCTACCCGGACCTCTACTCGGTTCTCGGGACCACCTACGGGACACCGGGAGACGCACTCAAGTTCCGTCTGCCGAACCTCGTCGGCCGGGTTGTCGTCGGCCAGGGTGCCGGGTCCCAGAATGGCGGCACTGGCACCGGCACGATCACTGGCGGCACGGCTCTCACAACGAGAAACCTCGGCGCCTGGGGGGGCGACGAGCGGCTGGAGGCTCACTACCACTCGGTCTCTGGTGCCTCAACGGGAGCGGTCGGGGCAACCTCGCTACTGCGGTCGGCTAACGCCGCCGACGGCACGTACCCAGTAGGAACCGGTACCACGGGTTCCGGTTCAGGCGGAAACATGCCGCCATTCACTGTCCTCAACTACATCATCAGGACGTAGCTGATGCCTTACGGATCAGAGAACCTTGTTATTCCCGAGTCGGTCAAGAAGCGCGGCTGGCGCGCTGGCACTGACGCGCGCAGGGGCACACTTGAGCGCTTGATCAAGGAGCTGCCCGGCCGCTACAGCAAGCTGCGCGACCGGCAGAAGAGCGCAACCAAGCTGGCGCTCACCGGGCTTGGCGAGTACCAGATCGGTGACAACCCGAACACTTCCGAGGTTGAAGAGAACGCGATCTTCAGGAAGAACAAGCGGATCGGCTCACGCGAGGCCAAGGCGGTCCAGTCTGAGGACGCGCAGGCAAACGCGCGCGGAATGCAGTTCTCCTCGTTCCGTGACAAGGGTGTCGGTGACGCCCTGGGTCGCCTGTCGCGAGAGGCGAAGGCTGTAGTCACTGAGTACGCCGACCAGATGGGCGCGCTCGCAAACGACGAGAAGATCACCGGCGAGGACCTTGTTGGTCAGCTTTCGGCCCTGTACGGGGAGGAGGCCGACTACCTGAGGGACAACCCGGAGCTTCCGCCGCCCGAGCCAGAGGCCGCGGCGCCTGCGGAAGGTGGCGGCGACGCCCCCGCCGAAGGCGGTGGTGGTGGTGGCAAGAAGTCTCCCCAGGACCTAATGAAGATCTGGGGCGCAAAGCAGGGCTGGAAGGGTCCGTGGGTTTCCAAGCCCGGTCGGATCCCCCCTGGCTACGCAGCGTTCAAGAAGACGAACTGGGGCATTACGCGCTGGTTCATAGCCCCCAAGAGGTAGCAAGTGGCCAAGACTCCAAAAATCGGGATCAACTGGACCACCGACCTGGACTTCTCTGGACGGGGTGGCCCCGGTGCCGGCGCTCGCGGTGGCGTGCGCTGGGCGGTTCAGCGTGGCCTGAACCCCTGGACGGGCAAGCGAATGGGCGCTGGCGGGTTTGCCGCTGCGCTTGCGTCGCGC